TCGTCCTCAAAATATTTTGAATTTTGTGGTAAACCATATACTTGATTTGTTGTTGAAGTCTCAATATATGGAGACAACTGTCTTAACTTTATTCTATGGTGTGGTTGATAATAAAGTCCAAACATATTTGTCATTGAGCCACCTGAAAAAGTTACAGTACTACCTGTTTGACCATAATCAAACACAAATAAAGGATTAGAGAATCTATGATAAGATTCACTTATAATTCTTTCTTTTAATTCTGAACGATTATATTCAACAAAAGCACCATGTAAAACCGTACCAACCGGTAAATCCCTACCAGTTGTAAAATTATAAGTTGTTGCACTTATTGTTCTTGAAAAACCACTTGTTAATATGGATGTTTCGGTGGTTCCTGTACCATTAAAATGTTCATCAACCCATGTATCATGGAAATTAAACTTCCAACCAACTTTTGGTGGGTATTCAAAGTATCCGTTTCTATTTGCTAAAATTAAAGTAACGTAAACTTCTGTTGGTAAGTAACCTAAATTATTTGTTAATCCTGTTAAGATAAATGGTTCTTTGAAATCATAAATTAGTGATTCCATCATATTTCTTTCAACTAAAACATCAGAAACACCGGCACTATTTTCTAAAAGTAATTTTCTTTCATTTTCCCAAATAGAAGATTCAAATCCAATTTTGTCTAATATATAATCTTCCCTCTCTGTTAATGTTTTGTGTTTGTGAACGTAGTAGTTTGATGTAGAGCCTGTTATATTATTTCTATCAAGACATCTTTTACCAAAGACTACAGTTGAAAGAGTTGAACCGGATGGTAATTCAGATTTAGATATTTCTAAAACATATTTTTCAGAATTATATATTGAATCACCAACACCTATGATTGTGAACGTTTTTCCTGTAACATTTACCGCATTACTAAAACTACCTCCACTTATTGTGATAAATTCACCTGATGACATACCGTGTTCAACAGGACTTGTTAATTTATAAGTGTTACCTGTGCTTTCAACTCTAAAAGGTATTCCATCACCTGATGTGAAACTAAAATAAGTTCCACCACTTAATGAATATTTCATCGGATAAGAGCTGTCTTGACCATATACATATGAAAGGTATATGTTCCAATTATGGTATGGTGCTTGTATGGAAGAAATTGAGGTGTGTTCAGTTTCTCCCGAGTAAGTAAAAACGGGATTATATGTTGTTAGAGATGAGATTGTCTGTATCGTATTTATTTGTCTCACAACGTCTTTTCTTAAAAAAGCGAATTCTTGGTAGGGTATAAATCCGTCAAAGTTATTATCACCCCCGTCACCAATAAGATATAATCTTTTTAAAAGAGGATTGTATTCGGATGAACCACTATAAAGATTCCTAAAAACCATTTTAAGTTTTCCATGAATTTTATAGTTATTACTTTCGTTTCTCTCTTTAAAGAAAAGTTCCGCATTGCTAAGAATAATAGTTCTGTCACCTTCTCTTAATAAGTTTTCGGTTTCATCCAACCCAACTCGAATTGTTTGGTCTTCATTGATAGAACCAAAAAACTTTTTTGAGGGTAATATAATTCTCTTTTTATCCATTATTCTTGAGATGGGAATGCACCTTTCGGTCCAAATAATTTTATAAATTTATCAAGAGCAGTTGCTCCGGGTCTTAATCCAAAATAGAATAAGAATGGTGTTGATAATATTTGTTTATTACCATTATAATTTACTTGTGTTGGTTTTAAAATAAAGTCAATATCAAAATTCCAAGGTTTAGATGTCCATCCACCCACTTCACCAACTCTAATCCATAATGTACCACCTTCAGGATTGGCAGTAGTTCCTGACGTTATGTGTAAAAAGGTAAACCCTTCTTCTTGATTATTAAAATTAAGATGATAGTCAGTTGTATCTTCTTCATCAAAATCGGCAGGTGCGACGTTAGCTCCTGAAATAGTAAACGTATCACCTGAGTACGTTTTAGTCATTGGAAATAAAACGTAGTTGTATGTTGAGTCCCCTGTGAACGCGTAACTATACGTCATTCCCTGAAGATTTTGAGCAATAACACCTGTATAATCCCATGATTGGTTAATTCCTTCACCAAATCCCGGTCCCTTTTTATCCCAATAAAAAAATGGTACAACTTGTGATGATTCGGTTAATCGACCAGGTTCGTTAAGACACACCCTAACTCTATACCCATCATCATCATCTAAAACTAAATTTATTGGTAATGGACCATTAGCGGTTCCACTTTGTGATTTAAAAACATTTGGATAATCTTCGGGGTCCAAAATCACTGGACTGTATTGTCCGTAATATCTATTTTGTAAATCAAACTCATCAATACCCACTTCATTATTAATTGAAATTAATTGTAAAACATCACCATTCATTATTTGATTATCCGTAAATGAAGGGTAAGTAGTAAATCCGTTGTTTCTAAAAAAACTTTTATATGTGTAAGTTGGGTCGGTATCTAATCGATAATTAATATATAAACCCAACATTTCTTTAAAGTTTTGAAATGAAGTGGAACCAATACTTCTAACTACAGAACAATTGGGGTCCAAAGATGGGTCTACACAAATTTCTTTGATAAATTCATCTCTAGGTCCTAAATCCATAACTGTTGTTGGATATCTTAATGTTGTAAATTGATTTCCAATATCTTTTGTAATTTGAAATTGTGATGTTGTATTATTCCATTTTGTTGACCTGTAATAAAATCTTTTCACCGCAGATTTTGATGACGCTTCATCAACTTTATAGTACACTAAATCCTTACAGTAGTTTGTGCCTCTAACATTTAAATCTAATGTATCTTCATTGTCCCATCTTACTTTTGCTTTGAATGGAAACATGTATAAAGAACCCGCTAACCAATTTTCAAAAAAGGAATATTTTGCAAGTCCCTCACAAAATACTTTGTTAACCAATTTTCTTCTACAATATTCATTGATTAATTTAAATTGTGTTTCTCTATTAAAGTCATTAGCCGCAGGTATTACGGTGTATATACCAAATCTAAATTCAGAAAATCCTGTTCTGGTGTCACATCTACCACAGGGATTTAAACCACTTTGATTTACGTAAGCCGCTTGGCCTACTATTATTTTATTTAAACTAATACAATTCGTACCTGGATGTGCTATTACTTGAGCGGGGTTACTATAGTCAGCGGTTACTCCTGTTGCACAATAAGTTAATGGAACAGAAACTGTATTATCGTAAAATGTATTATTTGATAGACAACCTTCAGGTAAAGATGTTGTGTCCATTGCATTTGCAGATGACCCACCTACCGGATAGTTACTATCATAAATTTCATAGGTAAATCCTGACCAAACATAGTCAACAATACCACCTGGTGTATTGTAACGATATGGTATGTTGGTACTTTCTATTCCTTTATATCCTGTTGTCGCCCCAATAGAGTATGTACCTAAAGTGAATGTAGTTGTTATACCTGTAGTGATATTAGCATTTAGATAGTTAATATCAGATGTTTGAGCATTTCCATGTGGACTATATGAAATTATTTTAATATAATAAGTTCTACCCGTTGCAAAACCATTTAAATAATTTGAATATAATTGACTTGGAGATTGTCCATAGGTATATCCAGTATAATTGTATGAAGTAAAACCAGAAGATGGTGTTTCTGTTAAAATAAATTCATTTGTTCCATTTACGGGGTCAGCAATAAAAATGTCTGTAACAGTTTGGTCACATGTTCCTGTTGGAGTTGCGGTCCCGTCACCACCACTATAAGACATGGAACCATCTCTGGCACAAACACCTGTCACGGGTGAATCAAAAAAAGTTAATACTTGTGATTGTGGTGTTTTGGTTGAACAGTCTATCCATGTATATGTTGTTACACCTGTAATTGAGGTAGGTGTTGATAAAGTATATGTGGTACAGTTAACTAAAAATGTCAGTTCGTCTCTAACCGCATAACCATCGGCAACTTTTTGATAAAGTATATCTGGGTCACTCCTTGTGTCAACAGATTGGTTAAAAACCTCAATTTCATCGCAAGACTGACATTCAGGATAAATCACTAAACTAAGGTGAACGGTTCCTAATTGTTGTAAGAACTCAATAATATCATCAAGAAATTGAAATCTCCCAAATCCAAATATTGTACTACCAAATACCCTTATTCTAAAATACAATATATCATATAACCACTGAAAAGGTCTTATTAATATTTGCATAGCACCAATAAAGGCGGTGTATATAACTTTTTCAAATGCGTTTATGATAATTGCTAATAGGATTGAAAAATTAAATTGTTTATACGCGTAATTTGTTGGTGGGGTAACGACACTTGATTCACAATCATCTTCTTCTTTAGGTGCAATGTCCTTTATTCCAACAAATGAAGATGGGGAACTAGTCCCTATTGGACCTTCAAAATGTGCACTTATGTACGATGTTACCGCGTAAACTTTGTTATATGTAAATTTATAAAAATAGTCTTGAGGGTAGTAACTACCGTATGTTTGATTGAATATTACTGATGTATTTTTTGCGCTGGTTGGATAATCATCCCAATCTAACGAGAACGCGTAAGATTTATCTACATCATTTTGGTATTCACGTATGTTTGGAACTAAAAAACTACCTACTGAACGAACCCTCCCCAGTGTTTGGTTCTTACCTGATATCCTAAATCTATAACAAGCCGATGTTGGTATACCCTTGTTCGGGTCATTGGTTATTTCATTTTCACCAAATTCGTTTGTGTATATGAAATCCATGTTCATTGGTAGTGGAACCACAAAAGAACCATCATCTTCGATATCTTCTTGTATTTCATACCTCTCGAGTATAGGAAAACCATTACTGTCTTTATTTGGTGTAAACCTTATCATTTCAATAACAGCATCAAATGTGGTTAAATCACACTTTCTACCCATAGCGTTTCGAGGGGTACAAGTTTTATTTACCGTGTTCTTACCTTTATCTGAATAAATTGAACCTAAAAAATATGCCTTTGGTTCCACTTTTACACCTTGGCTAGATAAATCAAAATCAGTTCTGGTTAATCCAATTTCACATAAATCTTCATTACCCCAAAAAGGATACACCTCCACAGTTTGATTGAATGAAACTATTTGTGGTAAAGAATCAATATCGTTTGATGCCTTATAGGTATATGTGTTTTTAAACTTGTCCACACCCATACCTTGTCTTATAAAGTCATCGGGTCTAAGTGAAAAACAACCAATATCAGATAAGTCGACATCTACGTGAATTGTTTGTGTACCAACAGGTACACCCCAAATCATAAAGTCACCCGCGTCATTTGTTTTTACTGTGTATTTGTAATATTTTTCATAAACTTCAAGAACCTCTTCTCTTGTTAATATGTCTTTTTGGTCAGGGAATGTACCTGTTGGTTCATGTCCACCATGTTGTTTTCGACTCGGTAAAAGATTGTATTTGTAACCATCTTGATTTCTATCATCCACAGTTGTATATGGGTATAAAACAGATATTACAGGGTCGTTTGTGTCTTCTTCTGATATTGGGATAAAAATTGAAACTCTAGCGTTTGGTACACCAAAACCATTGTTTACAAAAATTCTACCGCAGACAACACCATAGTCCGAACACATGGAGGAATACACCTCGGTCTGTGTGAACTTTAATGATAAAATCTCCAATAAATCGAAGTCATTTTTTAATTCGACAACGACCTTTTGGTCTTTACCTATATTTGTGGAAATTCTATGTTTCTGCATTCTTCTATATAAATAGAAAATTATGGATTTCCAGAAAAATAAATAAAAATTAAATTAGAATGTAGTCGTTCCTAAGGTTTTTACTCTAACTTTTATATCTTTCTGTGGAAATCTTATTTGATATATTTGGTTAGATTTCATGTAAATGGTCATATCGGATTGAGCAATCTCTTTTGTAGTGGCGTCTACGTATGATTGCATAACTTCAGATGATGAATATTCACCACCTACATTGTTAAAAACTCTAATATCAACAGCATTAACCACACCATTAACTTCACCTATTGTTTTGTATAAATCACCAACAAATAATGGGTCCCCCATTTTTCTTTTTTCAATTGAAAAATAGTTAACGGTATCTTCAATAATCGTTTTAACGATTTCTGTTTGGTTTCCGTTTTTATCAATTACAACATCAATTTCTAAAGTAAAATCAACAACCTCACCACTTTGGACTTCTAAGAAGTCGTTAACCATTCTGTATTCTGCCAAATAAGATAATATATTATTTTTTAATGTATTGGAAACGGTGTCAATTAGATTACCATTCTCATCGTAGGATAATAATTTAATTTTTATTTTATTATCTTCCTCCATAACATTCACTTTGGCTGGTGCCCCATATGTTGATGGCATTGTTTCAATTAAAGATTTATAATCGTTAAGAGTTACCGCTCTGTTTTGTGCGGAAAAATTATAAGCAATCATGTTTCTGACCTCTTCGATTGTGGGTTGGTCTGCACCACCAACAGCTGGTGTTACGTTTGTTACTGTTAATGAATTTTGTACTTGTGTATTAGTTGTTGAGTTAGGTCCATTAATTGAAAATTCAACATTATCTACACTTGTAATAACATCAATACCAAGATTACTATCCTTACCTCCACCAATTCTATATTTTATGAATAAAGTTGTATTTGATTTTGGTAAAGCACCTAATGATAAATTATTTAAATATGTCCCAAGACTAACTCTTAATGTACCCTGATTATAGTTATCTAAATTATCAAGTGGGTTTACATTTCCTGAACCAAAAGTTACTGAGAAATAATTTTCAGGTGTATATTCTGTAATAAACTTATTTGTAACAGGAACGTATGTTCCTGAAATAAAATTGTCACTATCTGAAGCCGAAGTTGGGTCTGGTACAAATACTTTATCTTGTATTAACGATTTAACTTCGTACCATTTATTTTCTGAACTTAAAAATTCAGAATTTGTTGGGTTGTTTACAAAGTTTGTTCCCTCTTTATGGATAACACCACTAACCCCTAATATATTTTGTTCGGGTAAATAAATTTTTAAAAATGGTTTTTGGTCTACTTCAGTAATAACTTTTCTATAAATTCTTGTTACACCGTTTACGACCGCCTCTCTTTTTACTATTGAGTAAGAAATCAATCTGTTGTTACCATCAAAATTTGGTATCTTCAATCTATTTGGCTCACCTCTTTTATTGAATGGATTTGAGAAATCGATGTCTTCAATTGTTTCAAAAACTTGTCCTCCACCAGATACTTGTGCTCCCGATTTTATGGTACCCAAATAACGTTCATCTTCTTTATCTCCTCTAACAGGTACCTGTATTGTGAAATCACACAACGCAACAGATGGTCTATTGCCAGGTATTCTCATACCATATGTTTTAGCAATATGATACAATGATTGTCTTTGTTGTGCAAAATCCAACATCGTCTCTTGCCAAACTCTATCAATATGAAAATGTAAATTATCTGTAACCGCAGCGTTCAAATCTAATAAGACAGAATAAATTGATGCGTCATTTGTATTCTTAATTAAATCTGGGTAGTATTCCCTTGTAAGATTAACTAATTCCTGTCTTAAACTTGCGAAGTCTCTGACGGCGTATGATATTTTTTTAGCCATGTTATATGTTAATAATTATAAAGTCCGACGAAACAAAAGGTTCGTTATTTATGTCATAGTCAATCCTAACTTTAGCGGTGTACGGTTTGGTTGAATAATCCGAAACCCTAAAAAGTCTTGAATCTTCATCTTCTTGTGGACTTGTTGGTTCTTCGGGGTCTTGGTCTGCGGGCGTTACTCTGATTGATTTTATTTCTAAATTTGGAATATACGTTTTCACTGAGGTTCTTATCTCATCTTCTATCTGACCCCATGTTACAGCATCGTTTGGTTCGAAAATAAATTCATATAATCTAGTCCCAAAATCAGGTAAATAATATCTTGAACCCTTTCTTGTTAACAACAAGTGAATCAAGTTCGCACGAATCTCTCTCTCAGGGGTTTCGGTCATAACCAAAAAATCACCCTTAGGACTAATTCTGAATGGAAAATCTATACCATATGTAATCGCCATACTAATAAATATAACTAAAGAACAAATACTAATAAATAAAAAATCCCAACCGAAGTTGGGATTATATATTGTTTGGAATTTTTGCTCCGTTTATGACCAAACAAAGTAGATGAATGGATTACTTATCACGAACAGTTAATGGAGCCACCTACAGTTACGAGCCACAACCCTCACATTCAAAAGGAGAATCCGATGGTCTTGACGGTATCGACATTTCCACCACTTCTTCTTCTTGATTATTTTGGTTGTATGAAGTGTTTTGTACTTCTTTGGCTTCAACTGTAGGTTTTGCTGTTGCGGTATCAATACCTAACCCTTTCAATGGGTCAACAGCGGCTCTGGTTCGTAAATAATACATACCAGTTTTCAAACCAAGTTTCCATCCGTAAAGGTGTGCGGCTAAAACTTTGGTTTTGTTTGCGTTATCAATGAATAAATTCAATGACTGTGATTGGTCAATGTAGATAGACCTGTTTGCTGCCATGGTTAAGATTCTTTTTTGTGACATCTCCCAAACCGTTTTGTAAACTTCTTTTACATCAACAGGGATTTCAGGGATGTTTTGTACAGAACCGTTTTCCATAATTAATTTTTTCTTTAGTTCATCTGACCATAACCCTCTTTCAAGTAATTCATTAACAAGATGTTTATTTATTACAATAAATTCACCACCTAATGTTCTTCTTGAATAAAGATTGGATGTAAATGGTTCAAACGCTTCGTTGTTACCGAGAATTTGAGCGGTTGATGCTGTGGGCATCGGTGCAACCAACAAAGAGTTTCTCACACCGTATTTTACAACATCTTTTCTTAAAGATTTCCAATCCCACCTTCCACTGGTATCTTTATCAGTTTTACCCCACAATTCGTATTGGAATTTACCCTCAGATAAAGGAGAACCTTCGAATGTTGAATAGGGACCATTTTCAATCGCCAAATCTTTAGATGATGTCAATGCCGCGAAATAAATAGTTTCGAAAATGTCAACCTGTAATTTATCAGCATCCTCACTTTCAAAAGGTAATTTCAACATACAGAAAACATCTGCCAATCCTTGTACACCTAAACCAACTGGTCTGTGTTTCATGTTTGAATTTTTCGTTTCCTCAGTTGGGTAAAAATTCAAATCGATAACGTTGTTTAGATTTTTAACTACTTGATAAACATATTCATAAAGTAATTGATGATTAAATTCTTTATCAATAATGTATTTTGGTAGTGCAATTGAAGCTAAATTACAAACCGCTTGTTCTGTTGGACTTGAGTATTCAATAATCTCTGTACATAAGTTTGAAGATTTTATTGTGCCTAAATTCTTTTGATTTGATTTGTAATTAGCAGCATCTTTGTACAACATGTAAGGAGTACCAGTCTCAATTTGTGCAGTTAAAATCGCATCCATCAATTTTCTTGCTTTCACAACTTTTCTAGCCCTACCCTCTTTCTCATATCTTTCGTACAATTCTGTAAATTCTTGAGTGAAAGAAAATGGGTCATCGTACGCGTCTGATAAACCTGGTGCTTCGTCAGGTGAAAATAATGACCAATCACCATCTTCCTCAACTCGTTTCATAAATAAACTTGGGGTCCACATAGCTAAGAATAAATCACGAGCCCTCATTTCTTCTTTACCGTGGTTTTTTCTTAAATCAATAAACTCAAACACATCTGAGTGCCATGGTTCAAGATAAATTGCAAAAGAACCTTTTCTCTTACCACCTTGATTAATCCATCGAGCAACCTCATTGTATGTTTTCATCATTGGAAGAAGTCCGTCAGATTCTCCTCCTGTACCTTTGATATAAGAACCCTTAGCTCTAACATCATGAACATGTAACCCAATACCTCCTGCCCATTTAGAAATCTTAGCAACGTCTTTGATTGTATCAAACAATCCATCAATATCATCACCTTTGTTACCAATTAGAAAACAAGAAGACATTTGTGGTCTACGAGTACCAGCATTAAACAGTGTTGGTGTTGCATGTGTATAGAAGTGTTGTGACAAATCATCATAGATTCTTAACGCCATTTCCAAATTACCATTACAAATACCAACAGCAACTCTCATGTACATATACTGAGGTCTCTCAACGATTCTTATACCAATTTTTAATAAGTAAGAACGTTCAAGGGTTTTAAACCCAAAATAATCAAAATCAAAATCTCTTTCTTGTACAACAGCACCATCTAAAGTTTCTTTATTTTGAATAACGAATTGATAAACCTCATCGGATATTAATGAAGACTCTTTACCTGTCTTTGGTTCGTTAAAAGAGTGTAGTTCTTTAATACACTGAGAAAACTTTTTTGGTGTTGTCTTATGTAGATTTGAGACCGCTAATCTACCAGCTAATTTAGCGTAATCGGAATGGGTTGTAACCATGGACGCCGCTGTCTCAGCTGCCAACGTATCCAACTCAGTTGTTGATATACCATCATAGATTCCTTGAGTAACTTTAAGGGTTACCAATGTTGGGTCAATATATTCTAAATTTAAATCATCACAAAAATATTGTATTCTTCTGGTGATTTTGTCATATCTCATTTCTTCCAATGAGCCATCTCTCTTTTTTACTTTCATAATAAATTAAAAATCTATATCATCAAATGACGTATCCATATCTTCGATAGATACATTGTTATTAACACCGGCTTTTTGATATTCCGCAACTCTTTTTTCAAAGAAATTTGTTTTACCTTGAAGAGCGATATTTTGCATAAAATCAAAAGGATTCTCAACATTGTATACTTTAGAACAATTCAATGACAACAATAATCTGTCAGTCACAAATTCTAAATATTGAGACATTAAATCTGAATTCATACCGATTAGTTTTACGGGTAACGCTTCTAAAATAAATTCTTTTTCAATTTCCAAAGCCCCACATATGATATCTTTTATTTTTTTCTCACTGAGTTTGTTTTCAATATGATTATTAAATAAATGACACGCAAAATCACAGTGCATCCCCTCATCTCTTGAAATGAGCTCATTCGAGAAGGTTAATCCGGGCATTAAACCACGTTTTTTGAGCCAAAAAATAGAACAGAATGAGCCAGAAAAGAAAATACCTTCTACCGCAGCGAACGCTATAAGTCTTTCAACAAATGTACCTTTCTCAATATATTTCAACGCCCACTCGGCTTTTTTCTTAACCGCGGGGATAGTATCAATCGCGTTGAACAATCTATTTTGTTCTTGTTTGTCTTTGATGTAAGTATCAATTAACAAAGAATATGTTTCACTATGAATATTTTCCATCATGATTTGGAACCCGTAAAACATTTTAGCTTCAGTATATTGTACCGCGTTGACAAAATTCATTGCAATGTTTTCATTTACAATCCCATCAGATGCTGCAAAAAACGCTAATACATTTTTGACAAAATGTTGTTCATCCTGATTTAATTTGTTCTCCCAATCATAAATGTCTTGGGCTAAATCAATTTCTTCAGCAGTCCAAAAACACGCTTCTTGTTGTTTGTAAAACTTCCAAATGTCGTGGTGTTCGATTGGAAAAAGGACAAAACGTCCCGGATTTTCTTTCAAAATCTTCTCTGTCATGGTTATAATAATTATTAATTTCTGTTTAAAGTTTCTTGTCTTTTCATAAACGCATCTTTAATTCTGTCTGCGTTGTTTTTTTGTTTCTCCTCTTTGTGACCTAAGAGTGTTGTTTGAGCTTCGGTGTCAATCACCAATAGTCTATTATCAAATTTACAATTAGACCATATAATACCATCACGACCTATTCTTGACTTAAGTAATGTCATGGTTGCCAAGTTGTGTTCTTTTTGTTCAATTGTTTTACCGATTGATAGTATAACGTGAGCAATTTGGGCTTTCTTAATAGACCCACCCATTTGGTCACTGTTTACCACTTCCGATGAAATAGATTCTCTGTTACCTTGAGTAGCCGTCCAAATAACGATACCAAATTCACTTGTCATCGCCTCCAAGCTTCTCATAACCGAACCCTCTCCTTTCCATTCTTCTCCAAAATTTGATTTTTCAGGACTAATACAGTCAACGTAATCTATAACCAAAAGGTCAATCTTTTTACCTTCAGAAATTCTTTTTCTTAGTCTTGATTTAATTTCGGATATTGAAATAGAGTCACTTGGTAATTTTAAAATATCCAATGTCCCTTTACTCTGTGATTGAACTTGGTTGATTCTTTCTTTTACAAAATCTTTATTTTCGGGTTGTTCGTCGGGAGCAATCCCTGACCAAATTGTGTAATGTTTCTTTTTAATGTTATCGGGATTGTCTTCAAAAAATATTTGAAGGACGTTGTACCCGTGTAGATAAGCAGTATTTGCAAATAAAGATAATATAGTTGTTTTACCTGTACCCGTCGGAGCTAAAACTACTCCGAGTTCTCCAATACCTAATCCACCTTTTAAAGCCGAATCAAGACCCTCTATACCCGTTGGTATTGGTTGTCTGTTGTCTTTTTCTAAGGCGGCATCGATGTTATGAAAAACGTCCATACACTCTTCAGGTGGTAGTCCAACTTGTAGTGCCTTTTGAATTATACCTTCAATCTTATGATACTCTTGGAATTTACCATTTTCAATAATGGTGGTTACCATTTTGAGCTCTTTCTTTAAATTTTGTTGTTTACAGAAATTCAAAGCTTCCTCTCTAACCATTGGGTCGTCCACGGTGTTTTCTTTAATATCGTGAATTGTATCCAAATGTATTCTTGCGGTCTCTTGTGAACCCATTTCAAGAATAATGGTTTGACATAAACTTTGGTAATCTGGTATCTTCCCATATTTTTGATAATACTCTTTAATATGGGAGGTAATAAATCTAAAAGAACTATTATCAAAATATTTGCTCTCGATTACATCAATAATCTGCTCTCCATACTTTTTATCCTCTACAATTGATTTAATTAATGTTTGTTGAAATGATGCTCCGAGAAATCCAAAATTCTTTTCTGACATAGTTTTTTTTGTTTTTTATAATTGATAGTTTAAATATGTTGTTTCCAAATCTCTAGATGATAAAATGTCAGTTAAATCTGACAAGTATCTCTTCAAATAAGGACGAATGTCTACCGTATATCTTACCTTTGGGTGGTAGATTTTTGCGGAAAACATCCTTTGAATAAATACATCGTCACCCATCTTAATCTCTAGTAAAAAATACTCTTTTTCATTTTGTTCATCGGTTTCTGCACTCTCTAAACCGTAAAAATAATCACGATTTTCGTGTAAATAATCCAATGTTTTTGTTTTCAAATCTACACCAATATCATCGCAAATATTTTTAACGTAATAGTGTAAATCCATTGAACGTCTCGACTTTGGATTATGCTCTCTTACATTGAAGAAGCGCTGACAGATAATGTTTCCTTCTAATGTCAAAAGGAATTCGAACTTTGTTACTTCTTGATTACTCATTGTTTTTGATTTTAATTAATTTTTTATTCTTTTCTTTTCTTGTTAATCTTAAAAATGGATTGAGAAAGTTTATCCACGCATCATCTGATTTTGGTAATAGTAGAAATATACCATCTTCCATCATCATCTTCATCGTGTTTTTGTATGAACGACCTTCAGGGTCAATCAAATCGTTTATTAATGAACCAATAGATTCTCGGGCTTCGTCAGTTAAGAAAGGGTTTTCAAGACTTACAATTCTACTATTGACATCAAAAAATTCTTCTCCAAGTATTCCGTACTTTGTAACACCTGTAAGAAGATTTTTTACGAGTCGGTTATCATTGTCTTCTTCAAATAGATTGTTAAATCTTTCGAGTATGAAGTCAATAGATATTTCTTGAGTCTTAATTTCAGGTACCAAGGTTATTAATCTTCTTACACCTAAATTTTTGATTCCAGCAATGTTATCGGAAGGGTCACCACATATCATTTTAACCAATTTAATATTCTGAATTAGAATTTGTTCATGGTCGTAAACAAACATATCGTTTGGTTGATAAATTTTACTGTGTGATGGGTTGTAAAGTTTGGTATTTTCTGAAACCAACTGTGTCAAATCACCGTCTGATGAGAAAATTATTTTATTTTCTTTCGGTGAATTTTGAACATAGTATGCAATTGAATCGTCACTTTCACAAAACTCATACTCGCCCTGTCTAACAAACAGTTCTTCTAAGTATTGTTTGATTCTATTTCTTTGTTTGCCATAAGAATGTAATTCTTCTTCTGACCTAATCCGAGATTTACGATTCTCCTTGTATTGGTGATAAAATCTTTTTCTCGTAGTGGAACCATCTTGACCATCCCAAAAAACAACAATCTTGTCCAAATGATGAATTTCAATTGTTCGTCTTAGAGTGTTTATGAAATGGTATATACCACCAATATGTTCTCCCTTATAAAAGTGATTTTTTAATCCAAAAAAACCAATTGTAAGTAAATTGTCTCCATCTACTAATAATACGTTAGACATTAATCATCACTCTTATAGGGTTAAACAAAAATTAATCTTCTTCTTCGTAATCGTAAGTTGTTGATTCCGCCAAATCAAAGTCACCAGCCCCCAATTTTTCTCTCCAAAAACTTGAGTATTCTTTTTTGTAACTTTCTAAAGCTTCTTTGGTGTCAGCAATATAACCATTATGAACAACGATAACTTTACCGTCTTTATAACCTAATCCGTTGACGTGATTTTTGAGGATAGATATTTTAGTTCTAACAGCATATACAACTTTTCTTCCGTCTTTGGTCGCATCAATGTGATTGATTCCCGATTTTTTCTGATTACCAAATAAGAAAATCAATGAAGATGCTAGTTTTAACGCTTCACCACCTTTAGGTTTGATTTCAGGTTGACCCATTGGGTTATCGGGTAATTCAACCCATGGTTGGTTTACAACAACCATAGTTAGGTAGTAAGAAGATTCTTTAGATGGATAGTCTTCTTTTTTAGATTTGGTAATTCTTGAGTGGATACCCATACCAATTTTATCTGACAAAACACTTGCGTTGTGTTGTTTACCACCTTTACCATCAAACGTCATCTTACATGGAATCGAACCGATAGAATCCCAACAGAATAAAATATGTCGTGGAATTTCACCTTTTTCATGTGCATCTATGATTTCATTAATGAAATCGGTTGCCTGTTCGATATAATCAAATGAATCGTTGAAAATAAAATCACCCGTCCATTCACCATTTGAACTTTTTTCAGCTTGAAATCCCAATTCAATTGCATGTTCCCATTTCCATTTTCGTTCAGTGATAATTAAAACGGGTAGGTGACCTTTCTTTTGAGCGTCTACAGCAGCCAAAATCATGGCTGTAGTTTTTGATGAGTTTGTATGTCCTAAGAACATATTAATACCCCCCATTACAGGACCGGGTAATCCACATGCGTTATTGAACGCCTCACCACAATAATAAAAGTTCTCGTCTTTGTATTTTGTTTTTGATGAGAATTTGGATATATAATCGAATTCTTTTTTCTTGATTGCCATTGTATATTTTATAATTTTTTTGTTTAAAAAAAGAAGAGCATGGACACAGTGTCTATGTTAGTGTCCATGCTCAATCTTAATTAGAATGGTAGGTCGTCATCTCCTTCAGCGTCTTCTTGTGGGTCAAATTCAGGAGCCGAAGTTTTTGTAGGTGCTGACGTAGGTTTTGACATTTCAATTTCTTCTGTAGAATTTGAAACATACTTACCTGTGGTTGTATCCCATCTTGGAACTTCACCTTTGGCAATCATTTCTAAATATTCTTCTGGTTTTTTAGAGTACACATCAGACCAAACTAATTCATCGTTTAACCATGAGTTTAAAATATCTGAATCAGTATGTAGTGGCGATTGGTCCTCAGGGATGATAGAAGTGATAGTTGTATATTCTCTTCCATTACCCGCTTTGGTTAAATTAAGGTTAATGATTAAATCTCTTCCCTTTTGTGGGTCGGTGATATCTCCTTTGTTTCTAAAAAGGGGTGCAATTTTATCCAAGACACCTTCACTTTTTGTGTTTCTTTTAAATCTCCAAAATTTAACACCGTCTTGTTCTCTGTCTCTATCAATAACTTTT